CGAGCTTTGTTGCGCTCGATGTTTGCTTTGATCTGTGCATCAGACAGTTTGATTCTCATGTGTCCTTGTGAGCCCACCTCATTGGCGGGCAATGTCACGGGCAGGGCATGACCCTGCTCTTGCCTGCTGGCAGGACGTGGCGAGTATTACATCACGGGAGTGCCGTCGGGATCCCGTGTCATCCATCACATCCCAGGGCAGTCAGACCAGCGAGCGTCACGCTGATGCCATTCCGTCTTCCCTCTGGTGTTCCTCAGCGGTCAGTCAGTGTCACGATGCACTGAATTTATTCCTGACATGAGTTGTGTTCCTCTCGGAACCCTGTGACTTGTTGTCTTGACCAATCCTATCGGATCGATCGGTGTTGTCTCGTGTTTTGGTGACGGTTCGACGAGTGGCACAGTGCCTCAACTCATCTCATCCTCTTCAGTTGTTCTTGGTTGAAGGATCGAGACTCTCCTCACCCTTAACAGGGAGAGTCGAGATCATCAACCTTCAAAAGAACTAACTGGTTTTCAGCCTACCACCGATCGGCTCAGTTTCAGCCCAATCAGTTGACAAAGTGTCACAACATAGTTGTGGCGAACAGATCACTGTACTACTACAGTACTACTCCCCCTCCCTCCCCATGAAATCCATTGGTATCACTGGCTTCTCAAGGGATTTCCCTGCACCACCACGTGTTTCCAACTACCGCATGGGGGGATGCGCGCCTGCATGTTCGATAACACAGGCTTTAGAAATTTATGTCATTTATTGAGGTCGTATTCCTCTAACGCAGACAACAAAGCAGCAATGATATCAGGACTACCATTAATCTCTCTCACTGCTTCTAGTGCTTTCTGCAACTGCTCTTTTCTCTGCTGAGTAAGGTGGTTCTGTTTTGAATCGGACATAATCGTTATAGTAAGCAGGTAACCATGTATGAGGAGTAAGACAAACCTTCCAATTAGACGGATAATAAAGACAATTGGTAGTCATCATGTATATATACAGTATGATCGCGGACATCATGTCTTCTCCTTCTTCTCACACCACTTCTTATAATCCTCATCTTCTTTATCCTTATCCTTACCAAACTTATCTACCATCTCATAACACCACTCTCTCAACTCATTCACAGACGGGGTAAACTTCGCTACCCCAAACACCCTCCCCACTTCTTTTGGTGTGTATCTTATGCAACATCCTTGTTTATAGTACACTTGGAAGAAATTAGGACCAGTATGCTCTCTATGATAGGAGATATAGGTGCAACGATCGTTATTAGGATACTTGTATTCCATGTTAAAGGTGGGTTAGTGGTAGTTGGAGAATGTGCTTACAGAATGTCCTTCCCCAGGGACATTAGTAAAGAGAGAGGTTGTGTCTTTGTACGAAGTACTAGGCACGTCCTCTCTCACAGGCTCGGGTCCACCCTTCCCTCCCCTGTATAGGGGGACAGTCGGTCTAAACCCAGGTGGGGACTGGTCCCTTTACATCTGCTTTAGAAAGTAGTTTAGAGTCGTATATCTGTTCTTTAGTCATACCTAATACGAGGTGGTCTGCTGACTTCTTAGGGTTGTCTAGGAAGTCCATGATCATATCACCCCATTCATCTCTTTTACGTTGGTTGATAGCCTCCTGAGCACTGATTGCTAGGCAATCTGTGAAGTACTTAACACCTTGTGCTAGGCAGTCTAATCTGTCGTCATGTTTAACAGCACCTTTCTCACGACACATCCTACTCATCTGATAGAAGAGCATGTACATAAGTCGTTCTTCTGGAGGTTGGTCCTTGTTGGAGGTATAATCCCAGTCAATGACAGAACGATCAATAACCAACCTATGTTGATTAAGAACAGGTTCCAGGCTATCGATGATACGATCTTCTTTTCTAACATTAGCTCTTACTTCTTCAATATCAAGAGGTAGTTTAATCTGTTGTAAGTGCTTCCTAAACAGCTCTGATACGATACCATCTCCAAAGTTGGTCTCGATAACGAGTTTTGAAACGCTGTACTTTCTACACCCCCGGAGAATGTTGAGAAGGGTGTTGTCTGAATATCCATCTCTATAAGCTCGCATTTCGTGCAAGTACAGAAAACCATTGTGTTGGGAGATATAAGCCGCTGTTGTCTCATCTGTTCCTCTACCTGATGGATCAACTGAGCATATTGTTTCTGTGTAAGGAGACCACTCTCCTCCTCCAAACTGCATTGGACTGTAGAAATAATCTCCAGGTAGACCGACAGTGGGAGCGTCTTTGATAACATTAGCTGGGTCGGAGCACCAGACGATGTTGTCGGGAGCAAGAGTGGGGTTAACGCTAGTGACGATAAGGTCAGCCATTTTAAGGGGGAACTTCTCAGCGTCTGAGAGGCTTGTGTCAAGCATGAACTGAAGCATGAAGTTGCTTCTGCCCATAGACGCTTCACGTTCAAGTAGGTCATCTTCGGTAAACCTTTGGTCTGTTGGATCCCAGTCTTTAGAACCTGTGTCTACATCCTCTACTAACTGGGGAGCGAGGAGACCTTCATATTGATCATGATTACGTGGGTATCTAGCTGGCCAGACGAAAGGACGATAGTTCCTTTCAGCTAGCCTACGATACACAGTGAAAGTAGTCTGTGGGGTTCCAAGGAAAAGAATCCGGGAGTCTTCTTTTGGGGTGAGGATGGATTCCACTTCGGTACACAATTGCAGGAGCTTCTCTCGCATTAGTTCCGTTAGACTGTTTCCTGGGACTTCGATATCGTCCAGGATCATCAGGTCTGCTCGGCTTCCAGTCAATTGTCCAGTGATCCCGACTGATTTCACCGAAGGAGCTTGGTGAGGAGAGCATTGTACATCAAATGAGATACGAGACCACCTAGCTTCATCTGACTTAGGTCTTAGATGTTTTAGCCATGGTGTCTCGATGATTAGTTTTTGGAGGAAGATAGACATGTTATCAGCTCTCTCTTTAGAGGCTGAGATAATCATCACCTTCTTCTCAGGGTTATTGAAAAGCGTCCACAACACGAAGGCTCCAGTAATCCAGCTCTTTCCCACTCCACGGAAAGCCTGTATTTGAAGACGCTTAGGTCCATGCTGAAGATAGTCTGCGATTGCGTATTGTGCACGTGTAGGAGAGGGTAGGTCAAGTTGTTGCCATAATGCAGAAAGGAAGACCCGAAAGTCTTCCTGCATTAGAGCTAGGGTGTTTTGTTGCTGATTGGACATACTGCTTTGTCTACTGGTACTAGTCTTTGATAGACCTTATCCCATACTTGGCCTTTAGGGAGGCTAGAAGGGGCTTGTTTTTTCTTTTCCATATCAGTGTACCTAAAGAGGGTTACAGGGCTGTTCTAGGGCATCAGAGAGTTGAATGAGAGACCTTGAGGAGTTTTCATCTTAGCTGATTTATCTGTTTCAAATTTACCAGGGCTAAACTTACGATTGATCAGCTCTTCAAAATAACCCTCCTTAGAGAGCTTTGTAAGGAGCTTTTCAAGCATTGCCATGCGTTGATCATCAGTAGCATTATCAGGTAGTTTAAAATTGCTTAGACTAATCCCACGTTTCTTTAACCATTGATGAATACCTACTCCTTTGCCTGTGTGGAGAAGTTTAGAAAAGACTACATAGTTAGCCTTACTATCCCCACCCTTCAAAGCATACTGTACGTCATTTGGATCACCACTTGGTAAGCTAAGGAATGTAGCTAGTTTGTTGTCTAGTTTCTTCTTGGCTCTTGGAGAAGCATTGTTATAAATGCTATCCATGAAGTCTAGTTCAAGGATATGGTGTGCTTCTGGGTTATCCATCGTACGCTCCATAGCTGTAGGTGCTTTTTTAGTATCTAACCTTGGTTCACCTAAAGGTCGTTGTTCTAAATCTCTTATACTACGACCTTCTCTCTGCCATTGGGCTTCTGGAGTTCTAGAACTAAGAGCTGATTTCTCTAGCTTAGCATTAAGTTGAGCTTGTCTATCCTTAGCTAACCCTTCTTCTCTACGAGTCATACCAGCATATTTACTAGTCTTTTCTAGTTTGACTTCTGCAGCCTTACGGCGTCTAAAGTCTCTTAGTGATTTATTCCCTTGAGGACCAAACCTTCTTTGACGTTTGGGGACTGACCCACCAGGATCGGGGAAGTTAAGGATCTTCCCCATACCCATGATGGCGTCAGCGAGTTGCCGACCGCTTGCCATTTAACGACCTCGGCGAGCGCGAAGACGCATCCTGCGACGTTCAGCAGCAGTCATTTTTTTCTCTTCTTTCTTGGGAAGTTGTCGTTGAGTACCACTAACACGTCCCCGACGGTTCTTTTTCTCAACTTCCTTACCTTCAGTAGGACGACCTCTGCCAAAAGTACCAGTACCAAACCGACCATCACGACCAGTTCCTACATTACCACCTTCATAAAGAGTCCTGGCGGGAGATTTAGGAGGATCCTTACGTTGTGTAGTAGGAGGATTCTTACGTTGTGTAGTAGGGGGATCCTTACGTTGTTTAGGGGGATCTTTCTTCTCCTCCTTCTTCTTAACTGGTTTTACTTTCTCAGTCTTTAGAAGAGATTTAGTGCTAAATGCTCTCTTAGTATCTACTTTAGCTTTAGCAGCCCTCGTACCCTGTTTCTTTTCACGCTCTTCTTTACGTTGAGCCTTACCGTATTCATTACCTTCTTGATACTCGTTTAGAGCATCCATGAGAGATTTCTTTTTAGCCATTAATGTGATCCAAAATAAGTTGTGTACGTTGTGGGTGTAGACCGAAGCGTGCTAGCATCCAGTCTTCCCAGTGTTCTGATCCCTTGTCCTGATTACAACATTGACATGCTGGGACACAATTTCTTGTAATTGTTTCACCTCCCTTAGAGCGAGGTTTAACGTGGTCGATTGTGAGTTCATGTAATTCATAAGATTGTCCGCAATAAACACATGTGCGATCAAAGCTCTCTTTGATGGCTCGCCTCCAAAGGCGAGTAGCTTCAGAAGACGTCATGGTTATTAAATTGGTGAGATAGTAATCAGGTTTAGGGAACAGAGGAGTCATGCTTTACGAGGTCTAGAGCGATTCTTTTTAGGACTTTCAAGTTTACCTGTATTAGGTCCTGTGTGAGATGCGTCTTTACCGTCGCCGTTACCATAAGTTCCAAGTTTACGATTTAGTTTGTTAGCGGCTACTCTAATCTTTAAGCCGTTCTTAGATTTGTTGTATGCTTTCTGTTGGGACTTGTGATTCCCATTAGCATATTTGGGTCCATCAAACCCTTTCGACTTTGCCATACAGTCTCCTCTGTACAAGTTCAGGGTCTATTTGTGGGATCACATTAGCTAGTTTATCAAGGGGATTACCCTCAAACTGTACACCAGAAATGTCATTGGCTTTTAACCAGTCACACGCTGCTTTAAGGTCTTGAGTAGAAGCCTCACCGCTTTTCAAACGTGATAGGAATTCCGTAGTAACCAGGTTGTGGAGTTCGTTGAACTGGTTTTCTGTTGCTTTCTTTTTCATAAGCTGTGATAGGTATTACGTCGCTACACATATGTGCGACTCTAGTTCCGGGTCTAAGCATAAACCCATTCTTTTGTATTTCCGAACACTTTAGTGCTCTTGTTAGTTCATAGTCTAACTTCATCTTGTCTCCATGCTTTCTAGCAAGAGACTTACATAACTCAACCATACCACCATCTAACGGTACAGCAAGACCTACTTGAAAACCCCAGTTAGCAGTAGTTACTCTACTTTCATAGTGATAAGGACTTGTGTTGTTACCCATGATAAAAGGAGTCAACGTAAGTGTAGACCCATTACATGAGTTATTAGGAAACATGTATTGTCTAGATGGTGCTCCATTGTTTTGTATCTGTACAGCTTGATTGGTTACATTACCAGTAGCTGCAGCAATAGGATTAGATGAGTTATGGACCTCTGGCTGTGCATTCACTGGGAGAACACAGACAAAGAGGTAGTAGTAGATGATAAATCGATTTCTCTTTCGATGTCGATTGTTTCGATTACTCCAGCTGCTCGGGTTGTCACCTCGTATTGAAAAGGCTCGTCTGCATCTATTACCGTAAAGGAGGAGAGATCTGCAGATGGAGTTACATTTGTACCAGACCATGCAGAAGTAGTTCCTCCATAGATTTCATGTGCAATAGTTTCAGTAACTGTTTGTGTGACAGTTGTCGTAGACTGCATACTTCCTTGAGTAAAGTTAGGAGTAACAGACTGCGCTTTAGCCTCTGCTGTCAATAGGAGGAGGAGTAGTAAGATCATAGTTTTTTACCGTTTCCATTAGAGTCTTTCATTCTTTGGATACCGTAAGAAGCTAACGTACCACTAAGTAGACTAGCAACAAAAGTAGGGTCCATCTTTTCCATCTTACCCATGTAAGACATAGTGAGGACACCACCAGCCCATAGTAGGACAACAAATTTGACTATTTCTGTAAACCAACCCTGTTGTTCATCGTTCATCCTTTTTCTTACGTTTAAGTAGTTTACTAACAATAGGTTTAAGGATGTCTACTAAACGTTTGAACGCTACAGTAGCAACCATACCAGCAGCGACTGAGACTACAGCAGTAGTAGCTGCAGCCGTCAGTACAGCTGGTGAAGGAACCGGAACATCAATATCTGTTCCTGGTATTCTTATTTCCCTCACTTCATTAATAAGCTTAGGAATGGTGGTTTTGATTGGTGGTGGTGGGGGATCACTGTTGACTCCTCCTTTAACACCAGGTGGTGCTCTAAGGTCGCTAGGAGGTACCACAAGAGGATTGTACCTAGGGATCTTATGCTGTGGGATTTCTAAAGTCGGGGTCGCAAGGTCTAGGTGGTGGGG